AACAAAAAAACTAGAGTGATTGAGGGTATGGTACTGGTTAGAAAGGGAGTAACCTGATATGGCATATGTACCGGTTACGCTAGGAGATCAAGATACTGTACAGGTTCTAACTGCTTTTGGTGGCGGCGAAACACCAACTCTTGCTATTAATGCTGTTAATCTTGTTGGTGGTGCTACATCCACCAGTCAAATTATAAATAGTGGAACTCTAGATGTTGTTGGATTTTCAACTTTTTCTAGTTCAATTTATGTTGGCGGAGACCTTCAGGTTGCTGGGATCTCCACTTTTGTTGGTAATGTAACCTTCAAAGGCGGAACAATTGGACTTGGCGATTCCAATACAGATAGTATTGTATTTACGGGAGATGTAAACTCCAGTATAGTACCAAATATAGATGATGCTTTTGATTTGGGTTCAATACTTCAGAAATGGAGAAATATTTATTTAAATGTAGGTGTTGGAAAAACATACGGAATTGCATATTTTGGTGCAGATTCCCAACTAGTGGCAACAGCAACACCATCAGTTGGAATACAAACTACAAATTTATTATTAACGGTCGACGAAAATAATGTTCCTGTGTGGACTGACAGTATAGATGGAGGATTCTACTGATGGCAAAACCAACAACAAGACAAGAGTTAGTTGACTACTGCTTAAGGCAACTTGGTGCTCCCGTATTAGAAATTAACGTTGCAGATGAGCAAGTTGATGATTTACTTGATGATGCTCTTCAATATTTCCAAGAACGTCATTTTGATGGTGTTGAAAAAATGTTCTTGAAATATAAAATCACTCAAGATGATATTGATAGAGCAAAAACTAATACAGAGACCAATAGAACTGTTGGAAGCACAACGTACACATATGAAGAGGGAAATAATTACATTGAGATTCCAGACAGTGTAATAGGAATTGAAAAGATCTTTAGGTTTGATTCCAGCACTATATCTGGTGGAATGTTTAGTATTAAATACCAGTTATTTTTGAACGATTTATATAATTTTAGTTCTATCGATTTATTGCAATATTCCATGGTCAAATCTTACCTAGAAGATATTGATCACATTTTAACTACAGATAAGCAGATAAGATTTAACAAAAGACAAAATAGATTATATTTAGATATTGATTGGGGAGCACAAGCAAAAGATACATATATTGTGATCGATTGTTACAGGATTTTGGATCCATCAAATAATGCTGGTGTTTATAATGATAGTTTTTTAAAGAAATATCTAACAGCATTGATTAAAAAACAGTGGGGTCAAAATCTAATTAAGTTTCAAGGTGTAAAACTTCCAGGTGGGGTAGAACTTAATGGTAGGCAAATATATGATGATGGACAAAGAGAATTAGATGAAATAATCCAAAAAATGTCTACGGATTACGAATTACCACCGCTAGATTTGATAGGTTAAATTATCATGGCAGTAAATCCTTTTTTTCTTCACGGTTCTTCTGGTGAACAGGGTCTTGTACAGGATCTAATTAATGAGCAATTAAAGATGTATGGGATGGATGTTTATTATCTTCCCAGAACCATTGTCAATAAAGACACTATATTTCAAGAAGTTCAATCCTCGCATTTTAAAAATAGTTTCATAATTGAAGCATATGTTAGTAACTATGAAGGTTACAGTGGTGCTGGCGATATTATGACAAAATTTGGAATGTCGTTACGAGATGAAGTGACTTTGATAATTTCCAAAGAAAGGTTTCAAGAATTTATTTCACCCGTTCTCGTAAGTTTATATGGTCAAAATGCAGTTGTTTCTAGACCAAGAGAAGGAGATTTAATATACTTTCCCCTTGGACAAAGGTTGTTTGAAATTAAATTTGTAGAGCATGAAAAACCTTTTTATCAATTAAAGAAAAATTATGTTTATGAGTTGCAATGTGAACTATTCGAATATGAAGATGAAGAATTTGATACTAGCATCATAAGTATTGATGATGCAATCAAAGACCTTCCATATAGTGAACTTACATTAATAGGCGCAAATTCTTTAAGAGCAACTGCTAATGCAGTAGCAACTTATATTAATGGAAATAGTGGTTTTGTTAGAAAAATTATTTTAAATGATGATGGTAATAATTATACAAGTACTCCAACTGTTACACTTTCTCCTTCCCCCGTTGGGTTGGCAACAGCAAATGCAACTGCGGTTGCAATAACAACTTCTGTTGGAGATGCACGTTCTATACTAGAAATTTTGATTACAAATACTGGTTATGGTTACACAACTCCTCCAACTGTAACTATAACTGGTGGAGGAGGAGTTGGTGCTGCAGCAACATCTCTCCTTCAACAGGCAGATAATTGGGTAAGTCAGATTATAATTACAGATTCTGGTAGTGGATATCGAAACCCACCTTCATCATTATCAATAACTAATCCAGATATTCCAACAAATACTCCACCGTCACTTGTAGCAATTACAACGTCTTCAAACGGTGGATCTATTTCACAGATAGCAATTCGTGATGCTGGCACCGGAGGATATACTGAGCAACCAATATTAACTATCTCTGAACCTTTCAACTTAGTAGGAATTGGAACAGCAAATTATAGACTCACAGAAACTGTGACTGGTTCAGTGTCTGGAGTTACCGGTAGCGTTGCTGATTGGGATATAAATACTAAAAAACTAAAAGTTTATTCGCAGTCTGGTGAATTCCTAGCTGGCGAAAATATTACTGGATCTGAATCTGGTGCAAAGTATAATATAAATGCTATTGCAACTTTTGCTGCAGAAGAACCATATTCTAAAAACGATGAGTTCGAGCAAGAAGCAGATGAGATTTTAGATTTTTCTGAAGAAAATCCATTTGGTACATACTAATGCTAGGAAACTATTATTACCACGAAATACTGAGAAAAACCATCATTGCATTTGGTACTATCTTCAATGATATTAATATAGTACACAAAGATAGTGAGGGAAATGTTGTCAATGACATGAGAGTTCCTTTAGCATATGGACCTGCCCAAAAGTTTTTATCTAGACTTGATCAACAAGAAAATTTAGATAAACCCGTTCAGATTACATTGCCAAGAATGTCTTTTGAACAAACTAGCATCACTTATGATCCAAGCAGAAAATCGTCAGTAACTCAGACCTTTAAAGCATCTGATAGTGGAGGATCTGTAAAAAAAGTTTTTATGCCAGTCCCATATGATGTTGGATTTGAGTTAAATATTTTTTCAAAATTAAATGATGATGCCCTTCAAATTGTAGAGCAAATTTTACCATATTTTCAACCTTCTTTCACAGTAACTTTAGATTTAGTAGAATCTATTGGCGAAAAAAGAGATATGCCTATTGTTTTAAACGGTATTTCTTTTCAGGATGATTATGAAGGAGATTTTTCTACCAGACGAGCATTAATATATACGTTACAATTTACTGCTAAAACTTATCTATTTGGTCCTATCGCAGAATCTGTTGATGGTCTTATTCGCAAGGTTAACGTTGATGTATACTCATCGACGGATAAAACAGCAACTAGAGAAGTTAGGTATACAACAAAACCACAATCCAAACAAGATTATGATAATAGTGGAACAATCGATGAAGCAGATTCTTTATTGATTCCTCCTGGAGATGATTTTGGTTTCAGTGATGAAACATTCTTCTTCCAAGATGGAAAGAACTATAGCCCAACACAACAAACTGATATTTGATAATTATGAAAGATAGTTATGACTCTATTGATAAAGCACTCAATATAGAAAGTAGTATTGTTGAGACGGAACATACTGAGATTGTAAATCAGAAACCATCTCGCGTGGAAAAAGATGATATAAAAAAGGACTATGAGTATACTCGTGCAAATCTTTATTCGCTGATTGAAAAGGGGCAGGAGGCAATCAATGGAATTATGGAACTTGCAAGTGAGGGTGGAAGTCCTAGAGCATATGAAGTTGCAGGTCAATTGATTAAAAGTGTTGCTGATACTACAGACAAACTTGCAGATCTGCAGAGAAAGGTTAAAGAGTTGGAAGAGGATAATACTAAAAAAAGTCCTACAAGCGTTACAAATAATGCTATGTTTGTTGGTAGTACTGCCGAGTTGCAAAAACTACTCAAGCAAGGTTTTCTAAATAATAATGATAAAGATTAAAAATTATGAGAGACGGCAAGTCTGCTAAGGATAAAGGTTATTCTCTCCGCGACTGGTTCAAAGGTGGTGGGTGGAAGCAAACTGGTGGCAAATATGATGGTAAACCATGTGCTAAACAACCAGGACAAAAAACCAAACCCTATTGCCGTGATGCCGATGATCGTGCAGCAATGAGTAAAGATGAAAGAAATAGAAGGGCTGCTAAAAAACGTAAAGAAGATCCAAATCCAAATAGATCAGGAAAGGCAAAAATGGTGAGACAAGAAGAAAAAGATCATGAAGTTTCGATGGCACAATCTCAGCTAAGTAGTGCCGAAAAAGATATAAAATCACTAAAAAAGAAACTTGGCAAGAAAGAAAAAAATCTTCCTGCCTGGATGCAAGCAAAGATTACGGATACTGAGCATAATATGGATGCTGCTGCAAGTTATGCAACTAATGAAGCAGCGGGCGAAAAAGATGCCTGCTATAATAAAGTCAAAGCAAGTGCTAAAGTTTGGCCATCTGCATATGCTTCTGGTCGTTTGGTTCAGTGCCGCAAAAAAGGTGCTGCAAACTATGGAAATTCCAAGAATGAGTCTTATGAGTATTCAAATTGGAGAGATGAATTCAAGGCATTAGAAATTGAATCAATCGATCTAATCAAACCAGAACCTCTTAAAGGTGTTGAAATTGATGAAAAATGTTGGCAGGGTTATACCCAAAAAGGAATGAAGAAAAAGGGAAAGAAAATCGTCCCAAATTGTGTGCCTGTAGGAGAAGAAACCGAAGTACCAACAGGTGATATTAAAAAACTTGCAAAGAAGGCATCAAAAAGAATCGATACTGATGCAGATGGTGATGTAGATAATAATGATAAAAAGAAAGGTTCTATGGGAGAATTTGTTCCATCTCCAGATGGAAAGAAAAGGATATATTCCACTTTGAAAAAAGAATCTTTTACGATTGATAAATCAGCACACAAAACAGCACAAAAAAGAGAGAAGATTAGATCTCTTGTTAGCAAGGGTGTAGGTGGCGAAAAAGATGCTGCTAAGAGAAAATTAGGTAATACTGCAGAACTTCCCAAACTAAAAGAGTTTGCAGATTTTATGGAAGGTGCTGCTTGGACTAAGAAGACTGGTAAGAACTCTGAGGGTGGATTAAACGAAAAAGGACGCAAATCCTACGAAAGAGAGAATCCTGGTTCTGATCTGAAGGCACCCTCCAAGAAAGTTGGCAATCCTCGTCGTAAGTCCTTCTGTGCCAGAATGTCTGGCATGAAGAAGAAACTGACTTCCGCCAAAACTGCTAATGATCCAGATAGCAGAATCAATAAGTCCCTTAGAGCTTGGAACTGCTGATATGAAAAGTTTTAACGAATTTCTAAATGAAAGCATCACCATCAATGGTGATTTCAATGGAACCCTAAATGTAGGTGCTTCGCAACCAGAACAACCACAAGAGTCTTTCTTTGCAGATATTGTCTGGGAAGGAAAACTATATAGATTAGAAGTAGAAGGTGCAATGCCTTCTAAGAATGAACTTGCTGAGCAACTTCAGGATGAGTATCCTGGAGCAGTAGTTCATAACTTGTATCCATCAACTACAAGTTCTCTAAAAATTAAAAGTTCTCAAAGGTATCGTCCAGAAAGACTAGGTTGGAGTGATTAATGGCTCAGTGGAATAAGAACACACAAGACTTTCTAAACCAAGAAAGATCCTTATTTGAAACCTTCATGATTGCTGATCATTGGGGTGAGCAAACTGATTGGAGACCTCAGTTTACTGGTAAGAATAGATTAAAAACATCTCCATATCAAACAACTTTCTTTAACACATTCCAGTATGGTTTAGAGACTGATGTTTGGTCAACTGGCATCACTGGAACTGCCTCTGCTGTTCATAATCCAAATGCTTCCAATGTCACGATGTCTGTTGGCAGCACTGCTGGTGACAAAGTAATCA